GCAGCGAATGCTGGCGGCGACTGGTACAGATGAAATCCATCGTGCTGGCAAGGGTGTCTTCTCATTTGCGGTTCCAGTTGAAGGTGGCAACAAGGTTCAAGTCGACCTGATGCTTGTACCATCGACCCAATGGGCTCGATGGGCTTTCCACTCTGCACCAGGTTCCAAATACAAGGGAGCAGTTCGTTCTCTGTTGTTTGTGAACATGATGAAGCAAGTGTGGGAAGAGGGCAAAGACCTGGAAGTTGATGGTGAAGACGGAGAGCCGGTCATCCGCGTTCGTCGTTCATTCAAGGCTGACGAAGGTCTCGAACGCCTGTTCAAGGTCCGCAAGATGCGGAAGGACGGCAAAGGCCGAACGAAGAGTCTTGTCAAAGCTACACCACAAGATGTTCAAGCAGAACTCGATCGCATGGGCTTGGATAACAAGTTCGACCCACGACCAGATCCAATACGAGATCCGGACAAAGCTGCCGCGCTGATGTTCGGTGGCAGTGTGAAGGCGAAGGACATCATGTCCGTTGAGCAGATCATCGACCGTATCAAGAAGCGGAAAGACGCAGCAATCATTTTTAAAAACGCGATGGATGACCTGAAAGAACAGGGCATCGACGTACCTCCAGAACTCGAACAATATAGGGACACAAATGAAACTTGACGAAGTAGCAACACCAAAAGAAATCAAATGCGGTTTGATTATGCCGGCCGGCGGGAATGAATCGCTGGACGCAAGTGACTGGCATGGATCGACGGAAGTCCACACCAACCAGACCGCGTTCATTAAAGCCATCAAGGGTTATTTCACCGAACATGCTAAAGCAATGACCGATGAAGACGACGTGGAGGTGCTTGCACAAATCAAAGCAGCAAAGACCATGGACGACCTTTCCGAAATTGAAAGCTGGAACGAGTTCACCGATAGCATCTGGATTGATGATCGATTCTGATTTACAAGAACAGTTTGATGTTCTGAGAAGAATAGCGGAACGTGGGCGGAACTTAGCCCACGATGCCGACCCCCGTTTTATAGATTTGTTTCAACACACTTTAGATGAAATAGAAAGAACAAGAAAAACCTATGAGCACTCCAAAAATCCCGAAGCAATTTCGCATCACCCTCAAACAACAGTTTGATCACGAGTACCACGACGATGGTACTCACACCAAAACCGAATCTCCTCCCCTCGGCTTTGCTAACGTTTACGACCCTCACACCAAGGCTTATGCAAAGCGAAAAGAAACCCAGGACAATTGGGCGTATGGTAGCGGCTGGAACGCAGGTCAACAAAGCTGTCAAGAAATTGATGGTCAGTTCTGGACGACCACTGGTTCGTGGGAACTGAAACAAGGTTTACCTGACGATGCCAAGCGCACGAGCGATAACTGTGAGTTTGTTCGGGTCACCGCAGTTGTCCCGCCGCAATTCCAACCGATCATCATCGACAATGAACCAATCGAAGGTTTCCGGATTCAACACATGGTTGCCCGTTACCGAGGCAACAAGTTGTGGCGCATTCTCGACCCGCGTGGTTTTGAACTGGAAATCGGAAGTGGAAACTTCGAGGACCTGGTCATGTCGGGTGTCGTCGACCGTGGCTTGATCGTCGGTAAGTGTGTCTGGAAAACTGCAAAAATGTTGGAGCGCGTGTAAAGTAATTGTGTGCTTCGTGTTGGGCTTCGTGTATAATCTTTACATCGGCTAAACAACTTGGAGCAATAAAATGGCAAAAGCAATTACCACCACGACCGCTAAAGTTTCGATCACCCACGATCGTGTTGCTCTCACTGTTAAGTTTCCTGCTGGCTACGTTCTGAAAACTGCCGTGAATCGTTACTCGGACAGCTTCAGTGTTTCTGCTCCGGCAAGTATCACGAACGTACCTGACGTCAACCCGCTGTGGGCATTCATCAGCAAGAAAGTTGCTGGTGAGAACCATGGCGTTCGTTTCGAGCGTCTTGCAAAGTTCTTCGAAAGCTGTCCTACCATCGAAGATGCAGTTCGCAAGGCGGCATAATCGCAAATAGGAGCACATGAATTTTTTGGAGTATTTGAGTCAACCCGCAATCCTTTGTTCCGTTACCGTACCATGGCTCGTCGTGATGTATTGGTATTTCAAAGAAGGACGTCATGACCCACCACCGCAACGAGTCATCTGGGCATTGATGATATGCGCGGTCGTTACGTACTTCAATGCTCGATGGGAAGTTACAGCTGAGAGCAGATCGTTATACGCAATGCCAACGAGTCTGATTTTCATGATTATATGGATATGGTGCCGAAATACAATCAGCCCATTGACAGTGTATTCACTAGTGTTCGTCGAATTGTTTACAGTCGATCTGGCAAAAGCTCTTGAGCTGGTTCCATTGGAACATACTCTGGAAACATTTTATTGGGGCATTGGCGGAGCAGGCGGGCGCGATGCGTTGTGTATCATGCCGCTAATTGGTGCAGCATATGTGCCGTACTTGAATTGGCGAATCAGCAGACTAAAATAAAAGGGACCGTGAGGTCCCTTTTTCTTATGCGCTAACGTTGTGCGTTAGGATGTAGATTTCTCCAGACTTCACTTGGAGCGTGTCGAGCGTCTCCACGTTCAGTGCGATGAACTCCGCCGGCACGTTGACCGGCTCGATGCTAGTAATCGGAACGAGATTAAGTTCGGCGTCAATGAAGCTGTCTGACATCGTGATATCCCGTGCGATCTTCCAGCCGTACTGCTCGCCATCGTACACAAAGTAAGTGTGCGTCAGCGTCGAGTGAATTCCGTTCAGCTTCACAGAAGTGCTTCGCGTAAATCGGGTGGAACCCTGCACAGTTGATGTCGTATCTGTTTTGACAGTATCCACTGTTGCAATCTTCCAGTCACGCCAGCCTTCCGTGCTCTCGTCAATCATTGTGGCTTCTGCAAAGCTAGACAGCAGCTCGCCATCAATCAAAGACTCAACCGTGCGATCGCCTGTTGGCGTACGAACAAGAGTTCCGACTGCGAAGCACGAACCATCCGCGTTGAGCTCAACGATATATTCAACTGCGTTTGTAGGGTTCGCGATTTCACGGATTCGCAGATAAAATACTGCATACGCAGTAGTTTGAGAATCAGCATCAAACACCTGAGCGGCCCAGTTCGAGTTCATCGTAAACCACACTGATGGTGCTATGTTACCGCCGTTGACATTAGGCCAGTCTTGAGTGTTAACGTGTGGTTCCCAGCTCACTTCATGTGCTGAACCATTTGTTCCCGTGATCCACCGTTCTGTACGTAATGGGTTATTCGTCCCCGACATCTGTGCCGTTCCATCTGGCAGAAGTGTAAGCGTCGCGCGGGCAGTTGTGCTTGGGCTTCCACCAAAGGCGTCAAACTGTCCAGTAGCGCCAGGGTAGTAACTTGCTGTAGGTGGAACAACTACTGGCTCTTGACCGAATTGAATCATAATACATCCAATTGCTCCAAACCATAATCCACCCGTCGATGCGGCCATGTAATTTCCATCATAGCCTGGCAATGGCGGAATATATCCGCCGCCTCCACCGCCGCCTCCACCTGCAGTATCTGGATTATCACTTCCCTTAAAACCCGCATTACCACCGAAGCCCGCACCGAAGCCAAAGCCCTGCTGGCCTGCCACACTTTGTGAAGCATTACCTGTTCCAGCTGCACCACCAAAACCACCTAGTGCTTGCCATGGCTTATTGGAATCAGCCGTGGTTGGCAAGCCACGGAAACCTGCTAAGCCCTGTGTGTTGATGCGAGAATTACCGCCGCGCCCGCCATCTCCGGAATTACCGCCACTTATACCACCTGCACCACCGTTATAGAAGTGGTCACCAGGCTGGCCGGGTTGGCCATTCGCCGCAACGAACCCAAACATTTCTGTGCGCGGGTCCTGGGCATACGGAATTTCGCCGCCTACTGGTTGTCCGGTCTCTGGATCGACAGTTGGGTCTGGTCCCATCACGTAGGTTACAGGTTTTACTTTGTAAGGGTAAGCTTGATCTTTAACAACTTGCACAGCTTGGCGATACAGGATTTGACCAGCACCACCACCACCGCTACCACCACCCGAGTCTGCAAAACCACCCCAACCACTACCCTGGTTTCCACCAGCGGAACCTGAACCGATAAGCGTTACATACGCAGTTCCCGTGTATGGGCTGATCCAATTTGTAAACGCCTCAGTGTCACCAGTGTTAGTAAGTAGTACATCAGACGGCGGTACAATTACGGCCGCTTGGCCGTAAAATTGCGACATCTGAATTTCACCACCAGTAGGAATCTGCACATTATTAAATTGCCCTAACAGAACCTGAGTAAATGCGCTCTGGCTAGCTACCGTACCAGGTGGCACAAGCCCGCCGCCACGGTAATATTCGTTCAGACTGATGGGACCTGACCCACCAAATTCCAGTTGAATGTCTGCGAAAGAAATTTCGCCACTTGTTTTGATTGCCATTATTGGCCTTTCAATGTCTCAATGTCTGCCTTCAGCGCTTGCACTTGGTCACTGAGTTCTTTGATCGACTCAACGAGCAGGCCAACTAGATTACCGTAAGCCACCGAGTACATTGACTCTTCGCTTCCCATGACAGCCTCTGGCAGAACAGCCAGCACATCCTGAGCAATCAACCCGGTTGCACGACTATCATCAGCGACACGGGTGAATGTAACGCCGCGTAGTGCCTTGACTTTTTCAAGTGCATCAGGGATAACTTCGATGTTTGTTTTCAAGCGGCGATCAGAGAACGCAGTGATGTTACCAGCGGCAGTGAAGTGGCCACCCGGTGCAAAGTTACCAGCGTAAGCACCGTTGCTTGCAAAATTGAGGAAACCATCACCACCAGAATAAAGTCCGGTATCGTTGGCACCCTCGATCAGTGAGAATCCAGGCAATGCAGCTGTACCACCATTAGCGAAAAAGCGATCAGCCGTGATCTTACCCGTGTTTGACACACCAGTTCCTGTTGCAGTAATATTGCGCGCAGTCAGGTCATTAGCACCAACCATGTCTCCATAAAATGCGTGTGACCCACCACCACTACCATAGGCGATGTTACCATTGCCACCAAAATAAAACAGAACTGAACCATCTGAAGCTTTATGGTTGATGCCAAGTGTGTTCGGAATAAAACCGTCATTCGTAAATTGCGAGAGAGCCGTTGGGCGACCGGTGATGCTGGTCCACGCAACACCACCTGAAATCGATCCTGCTGTTGTTGCGTAAGCAACACTGAAGTTCGACGGGTTGTAGACATACATGTTACTACCGTCTGAACCACCCCACAACCAAGGTGGTTGTCCGCCTTGACCAGCCCAGTTGAATGTCATGTTAGTACCGTCTGCAAGACCACCTTGACGAAGATAACGTGCTGATGTCGCATCAACTGCGTTTGTCGCATTCGTAGCAGAGTTTGCAGAGTTTGCGAAACCAGCTTGGCCGCTAATGCTGATTGGCCAGGTCGCAGCAAAATTGGTAGAGTCAACTTGAAGCAGGAGTTGTGCTCCGCCCCAGCCGATGTAAACTTTGCTTGCAGCTTGTCCCGTACCACCGCCCTGTTGCACAGGCACAAACGGCAGACGATCTTGACTGAGAGTTCCGGCGGTAATATTTCCGGCGTTGCTGTAGAATGAAGGAGGTTGTCCAGCAAAGAGACCAGCGTCAAGCGCTGATCCGGCACCGTCATTACCAGCGTGCCAGAAGGTATTTCCATTAGCCTGGAAGGTTCCGTCTTGTGCGAATGTGAAGAAGCGAGATGCCGCGTTGTTCAGAATACCTGCGCCATTGCCGAAGAACAAACGGTTGCTGGTATCGATACCAATAGTCCAACCGACCTGTGCCTGGCGTGTCAGGCCGAAGTAGCCGTAAGAATTTGAGTCGCCTGGGAGCGTTACTGACATTCGGCCGTATGGATCGGCAGTTGAACCACCGCCGGTAATTGCCAGCGCACCGGTGATCGTGTCACCAGTTTTGTTGACGTACAGACCAGGGCTCTGAACTTGAGTCCAACTCTGTTGGACCTGGTCGCCTAGTACGGCGCCATTTGCATCCTGGGTAAAGCTGAAGACGTAAAGACCTTGGTCAGAGCCAAAGTTTTTGTAGAACATTCCGCCGTCGTATGTGCTGTTGGAAGTTGGCAGCGTTGGGCCATAGCTAATTACGGCACCGCCTGTGAGATTCTTGATCATGTAGTTTGTCCTGGTAAACGTTACGTTCTATTTATTGTTTGTTGCAGAAGCGTTAACATGTTACAATAGTTCTTTCAAGAAATTGATATGGAGCAAACATGGAACAAACTGGATACCTGAATCAAGACTTTAAGACGTGCCTGTCGCATCTGATGGCACACGGAATGGTAGCAAAGCCGCGCGGTTCTGAGACCCGGGAGTTGCTGAATTACAACATTACATTGATAAATCCGCGCAATCGGGTTATCACATTTGCCGACCGCAAGACCAGCACCAAGTATCTGCTTGGCGAATTCATCTGGTATCTTTGCGCGTCCAGCAAGCCAGACGGCATCCTGCCTTACTCGAAATTCTGGGATGCAATCCGAAACTCAGGTGACGAGCCGTACTACGACGAAGGTACAATCAACTCGAACTATGGCGTTCGTCTGTTCGGATTCTGTGGTCTGCCGGCATTCGTCTGCAACCAGGAAAGCGGCGAGCCGATCGACCAGTGGGCCGAAACAATCGAGCTGCTGAAGCGAGACAAAGATTCCCGCCAGGCAATCATGAACATCCACGTTCCATCCGACCGTCATGCCAGCAATAAGGATGTGGCATGTACACTCACGCTTCAGTTCATGATTCGCGAGAACAAGCTGCACATGATTACCAACATGCGTTCAAACGACATCATTCGCGGTTTCACAAACGACGTGTTCCAGTTCACAATGCTTCAGGAATGCCTGATGCTGCAACTCCGCGAGACCTATCCTGAACTTGACCTGGGTCACTATTACCACAACGCTGGTTCAATGCATATCTACGATCTCCATTACGAGATGGCCGGCAAGATCATGAACGCCAAGAATGCTTACGACCTGGACATGATTCCCATGGACAAGTTCGACGAGAACATTCGTATGGCACTGATCCGTTGCGAAGAAGCTTGGCGTGCAATCGGTATGCCGGAAGCTTTCAACTTCAGCACGGTTGATGAGTGGATGGACCTGACACCGTACTGGCAGACCGCAATGAAAGCCTTGCTGCTGAAAGACGAAGCTGCAATGCACGAGCTGTTCGCTGTACCGGATGACGATGCACCAGCTGGCGACATTGATATCATGATTGACTCCATTGACGAAGTCTTGGCGGAAGCTGAAACTCACGGGAAACAATAATTAATGAGATACGAAAAGCAAATCCTTGACGGATACAAGCGGCTAGGTTATGAGCCGCGCGATAACCAGGTTGAGCACATCAACCAAGTGCTCGTTGCATTCCTGGATGAAGGATTCAGGAACGTAGTTCTCTCGGCACCCACCGGAACTGGTAAATCCATTATCGGCGCTGTCGTTGCCGAAGTCGTTCAGAGCATCAAGTACCCGGGTGAGCACGCTGGGGCTAGCTTTGTGCTGACCGCAACCAACGCGCTGCTCGATCAGTACGCTGATTCATTCATCGATGAATCAGAACCTGATGCCGAATTCAATGTCATCAAGGGCGCGAACAACTACGAGTGCTCGGCGTTGTCCACGGTTGAGGAACCACAGACAGCAGAGCACTGCGCGCTTCGCATCTTCCAGAAGAGCGGGATGGATGACATCATCCAATCGAATTGCAACAGCTGCAAGTTCCAGCATGCACGTTCCATGAAGCCGAAGACACGCCAGCTCATTACGAATTACGCCTACTATTTCGTGGATCGTATGTATGCGCAGGCCCCAATGCCGAAGCGTGCTGTTTGTGTATTCGACGAAGCACACTTGCTCAACGATCTCTTCACTGAACACAACGCAATCTATTTCTCAGAGAAGCGTTTGAAGACGATGGCCGAAGAAGTTGCTGCGGAACTGTCGCTCGGTAACACAGACGTCTTCAAGCAGTTGAAGCTTGTGCGCGATCACCTCATGGCTGGCAAGATCAACGAGACGAATCAAGAGACTTATCTCCGCACGCTGCTTGCAACGTATTCGAAGATTTCTGAAGCAGCCAAGGCAGATGCAGAACGGAATGTTCGATCACACTCGAAATACCTTAGGCTAAACAAGTTGGCAAAGAAGTACTTCAACCTCGGTTGCAAGATCGATGACTTGTTCATCTTCGCTTATCCTTCCGTCTTTGAATACAAAGAGAAAGATCCGAGGAAGGGTCAGAACGAACACGAGATAAGTGTCAAACCGATTTTTATCGGTGAGATGTTTGAAGCTCTGGACAACGCGGACCACAACCTATTGATGTCGGCAACTATCAGTGAGCTGTATGCGAAGCGTACGATGTCACTGCCTGGAACAACGAAGCATATTCGTCTAGCACCACAGTTCCCGAAGGAAAACAAGAAGGTTATCTTCTTCAAGACTCAGGCGTTGAACTACACATCGATGAAAGATCCTGCCACGATCAAGAAACTTTGTGCGACTACTTACCAGATTGTCGAGCATCACACGAAGCTTGGTGACCGCGGAATTATTCTCTGCCCGTCGTTCAACGTGGTCGAATCCCTGGCGGAGACACTACGCATCATGAAGGGCGACTACAAAGTCTTCGAGCATTGCCGTGGTGAAAAGCTTGCTGACTGGCTGGAACGATTCAAGTCCTACACAGGCGGACCTGCTGTGCTGCTGACCCCATCTGGATTTGAGGGTGTCGACTTGCCGGGTGACCTCAGCCGATACCAGATCGTAGTGAAGATGCCTTTCGCTTCTCTCGGCGACAAGCGGATCAAAGTTATCCTGGACACGTACCCGGACATCTACGGCTTGATGGCCCTGCAAAAAGTTGTGCAGGGTGCGGGTCGGTCTGTGCGATCGAAAGAAGACCATGCAGTGACTTACATCCTAGACACCGCTGCTCAACGTTCTTTCACGTCTAAGGACAACGAGTGGAAGGACGAGTTCTCGGTTTCGTTCTCTTCCCAGCTGGGCGAATAATTAGTCTCAACGTGAAATTTATTCGGATGGAGGTATGAAGATGGTCTATAATACTTCTATCCGAATCACATAAACACTTCTACTCGATGTCACAAACTCCACTGTCAAATGATTCATACACTCGCCAGCTTGCGATCGCTAAGCAGAGCTTAAGGAAGAAACGCATGCCCGATTCGTATCCGATCCAACCAGAAACAGTAATGGACGACACTCACACCTTCAACCCAGACGGCCTCGGACGCGCTGAAGTAATGCTGGGTGTTTACGGTACTGAAGAATGGATCTTCGCAGATCTGATTCGCACCCGCCACCTCGCTGGTGTCAACACGATTCAAATCGATATCACATGGCTCGTGCCAGCAACATTCGAAATGGCCGAATGGGTCATCGACAATGCAACAGAAAATTACACGTTCCTCAGCGCCAACCGCGTTATTCTGCAATGTGACGACGGAATCATCAAGCTGACCTCTGGTCGTGGTAAGATGGAAGTAGAACACGTCGGCGAACCAGGCTGGGTGAAAGGCTGGATCACAAAACTCGATGCACAGTTCTCCCGCGCTGAGAATCTGATCGAGTGGGTTTACTCCGCCAACGGCCATAGCATCAGTGTGCCACTGAACTACCGTCCAGCAATCCGTGCGGCATACCCATGGATCAAGCAGGACTTCGATGAGTACATCGACAACTACCTGAATTCGGACGCTTCCGTCCTGATTTTGATCGGACCGCCTGGTCTGGGCAAAACAACCTTCATCAAAAACATTATCCATCGCTCCGGCGCCGACGCCAAAGTCGCGTACGACGAGAAGGTAATGAACGATGATGGCCTGTTCGCAGGCTTCATCGACGATGACACGCGCTTCCTGGTAATGGAAGACGCGGATGAATTCCTCCAATCCCGCGAGGAAGGGAATACGATGATGCACAAATTCCTGAACGTCTCCGATGGTTTGATTTCGGCAGCGGACAAGAAGATGATCTTCTCGACAAATCTCCCAAATGTAACTGACATCGATCCGGCTTTGATGCGTCCCGGCCGTTGCTTCGATGTGGTACAATTCCGCTTGCTGACAATCGATGAAGCACAAGCTGTAATCGATGAAGCAGGAGCGGGTTCACTGCCGCCAAACAAAACTTTGATCAGCTTAGCTGAAATATTTTCTCAACAACCTAGCGACACTTTCCGTCGCAAGAAATCGATTGGATTTACCTCATGAAAATTATCTCCCGCCCAGATGACACCCCAGTTGGTGAAGGTCCTTACACCATCAAGATGACTGCAGAAGAATTGCAATTCATCGGTGCTCTTACATACAACACTCGGCTCGGTGATGGTATCTACCAAGAAGCAGCATTCAAACTGACGAACACTCTCGAAGAGCTGTTCGGTGAAGACTTCATCCAAGACGCATCCGAATGTGTCGACTTCAGCATGACGATTGAAGACAATCGTGGCAACGTGCTCGAACAGCATCACCACTCCACGATCACAATCGAAGTATGAGCAAATTTGTCTATGCAGTCGAAGGACTTGACCGCTTAGGCAAGTCCACCCTGATTGAAGGAATCCAGCGCAAGCTGGGTTTTTTCCAGGTCATTCACTTCGGCAAACCAAAACGCCTGGACGCCTACAAGGGTTCGATCATGCCTGAATACATTGGGTATGACGAAGTCCGCTGCGATCCACAACTGTTCAACTATCAGCAGGCCAGCTTCCGCAACTCGATGAAGCTGTCGCAGTCTGGTGCGCGCATCATCTTTGATCGCTGGCACCTGGGTGAAGCTGTGTACTCACCGCTGTATCGTGGGTATAGCGGCAATTACGTATTCGATCTCGAAAAGCGGTTAAACCTCAACCACACGAACTTCGTTCGTCTGATTCTGTTGGTTGAAGACTTCTCCTGCAGCCAGCACTTTGTATCTGACGGCGATAGTTTTGACGACGGCCAGCGTGAGAACGAACAGCTACTGTTCATCTCAGCGTTTGACAAGTCGATCATTATGGACAAGCGCATCATCTGTGTGACTGATCCAGCTACCGGTTTGTTCCGTGATGCTGATGACATTCTG